AGTACAGATATGGTAAGCCCGGAGACCAAGCTAAGGAGGATAACACTCCAAAGGTTCAAGCTCCAGTAATCAATTTCTATGCGAACTCAGATCAGATAAAGGAGTTGGATAATACGATAGACATAGATGCTATCGATGTAGACGATCTAAATAGCGATGCCGAAGAAGACTAAACGAGTAGTATATCAGCCTACAGAAGAAGAAATGAAAGCTACGGTATGGGCTTTGAAAAATGATTATAAAATTATATCTTTGCCTACAGATAATACTCATAAAGAGTACTATGTTCAAGTAAAGAGAGGTAACAAAGTTTGGAGAAGTCCAGAAACATATAGAGAAAACGATGCTTGGAAGGAAATGTACGAAGTAACAGTAAAAATATACAACAGTAAGAAATAGCTACATTTATTTATCATTTTAATTATTTATTAACTTTGGATAAGTTTCAAGAACCTTGTAGCTACAGCCCACTTAACGGTGGGCTTTTCTTTTATAAACACTTTGGTACATTTTCAGTTATCTTATTGTAGATAACCGTTTTATGGAAGAAATAAAGATTCACGAGAAGTACATTCCCCTTTGGAAGCACGATAGTAGATATTATGTAGTAACTGGAGGAAGGGGTTCTGGAAAATCGTTTGGAGTAGCAATATTTTTGCTAAATCTAACGTATGAACCCGGACATAAGGTGCTTTTTTCCCGATATACGATGATTTCAGCTCAATCATCCATTATTCCAGAGTTTATAGAGAAAATAGATATGATGGGTGTATCAGATCAGTTCAGAATCACTAAAGACGAGATCATAAATCTGACTACTGGAAGCTCTATTATGTTTAAAGGGATAAAGACTTCATCTGGTAACCAAACAGCTGCTCTAAAGTCCTTAAATGGCGTTACAACGTTCGTATTGGATGAGGCTGAAGAGCTTGTGGAGGAGGATGTGTTCGATAAAATCGATTTCTCAGTCCGTAGTAAGGAAAAACAGAACCGATGCGTCTTAATTTTAAACCCAACTACTAAAGAACATTGGATTTACCAAAGATTCTTCCAAAATAGAGGAATTCCCGATGGTTTTAACGGAAAACAAGACGATGTGACCTTTATACACACAGATTACCGAGATAATGAGAAAAACCTATCAGATTCATTCCTACAGCAAGTATTGGAGATGAAAGTTAGGCGTCCAGACAAGTTCCAGCACCAAATATTGGGTGGATGGTTAGCAAAAGCTGAAGGAACTATCATCCGCAACTGGAGAGTAGGTGACTACGTACAAACAGAGCATACGGTGTACGGACAAGACTGGGGATTCTCTACAGATCCAACCACACTTGTAAAAATATCGATAGATAAGGAAAGTAGAAAGATGTGGGTCAAAGAAGTATATGGAAAACCTAATATGTCCACTAGTGAAATAGCAGAGGCCAACAAGGCCGAATGCGGTTTAGATTTAATCATTGCAGACAACTCTGAACCCAGATTAGTTAATGAGCTTAAGCAGTTAGGACTCAATATAAAGCCTACGATTAAGAAGAAAGGTAGTATACTAAGTGGAATAGCTCTTATGCAAGATTACGAGATCATTGTTGATAGAGGTTCTAATGGTATTATAAAGGAGTTCAATAACTATGCTTGGCAAGAAAGAAACGAAAAGCCTCGTCAAGGATATGACCATTTTGTGGATGCAATACGATATGGACTGCAATATTTAGCCCAAGGTGTAAATTCTGGAAAATATGTTGTGAGGTAAATAATAATTTACTATATTTGTCTTGTCGAACATCATTGGTTGCAGAAACCAAACTAAGCCCCCGAACAATAGTAGGGGGTTTTTTTATTCCCTTTACTGAAGAAACTGCAACAACTGAAGAAACTGCAACTACTGCAATGGAAGCATTGGAACTATTGGAACCCCTTCCAGTTCTTAAACATAGTAGGTATTCTCTTAAACGCAGTAGGTTTGTGTGATCTGGCCCTTAAACGCAGTAGATAATCTCTTAAACATAGTAGGTTTTTTCTTAAACGCAGTAGGTTTTTTGGGTTTGGCCTTTTCCGATCCGATTTGATCAAGATCAAAACTCTCTGAACCCGCATAAACACTGGGCTGAGCGATATTCTCACGAAAATGAGAGTAAATAATAGCGATTTTTCTATCCATCAAATTATTTTTGCGTATACGTGTGCGGGATACAATATATTGCACCCGATCGGATATCGTCACCGTTTCCGATCCCGATAAGATCCCGATCCGATCGCACCCGCTTTTTATTTTTGTGATCCGATAACGTCACCCGATCCGATAACTATATATATAAAATTGTATTATCCCGATCCGATAACGTCACCCGATCACCAGCAAAAGAAAAAATATAAGGGATGAAAAAAAAACAAAAAAAAATGCACTTTTGTTTGTGGGTTAAAAATTATTTGTATATTTGATCCATAGAAACAATAAAAACAAAAAACAAATGGAAACAATTACTTTAAACTTTGAAACAATTACAGCTTTGACAATTGCAGTAACTTTATTTTTATGCGGGATTGCTTTTTTAATAATTAACAATAAACATATATAACAATGGAAACAATACAACAAACTTGCTATGCTAAAAAAAGCAGCTTTACAGAAGTAAGAAAAACAGCTAAAAACAAAAAACGCATAAAGATCACTAAATTAGATATACTTTATACAATTGTATTGATACAGCTCTTAACCTTTGCTTTATTGCTTAATGCTGTTTTAATTAATTTATTCACTATATAAACTTTATAACAATGAAAACAAAAGAAACAATTGACCTTATTTACAATATTTTTAACCAGCCTTTAACAGCTGGAAACGATCAACAATATAAGAGGCCTATCTTAAGTAAAGGATCAACAAACAGTAAAACAGCTAAAAACGATCTAAAAACGTTTATACTGTATCTAGCACCCTATAAACAAAACTCTAAAAATATAAACATTTGTCCAAAAGCATCCGCTGGGTGCGCTGCTGCTTGTCTGTTTACAGCGGGACGCGGCAATATGTCACCAGTAAAAAAAGCGCGAATAAATAAAACAGAATATTTTATAAGTAACAAAAGGCAATTTATAATACAATTATCTATTGAAATTGTTAAAGCTTATAATAAAGCTAAAAAAGACGGCATAAAAATTGCTTTTCGTCTTAATGGGACGTCCGATCTAGATTTCATTTATTTGCTTTTAAAATATGCTAATTTGGATATCACCAGTTTAAGAGATCACGCAGTTTTTTATGATTATACTGCTATTTTAGGCAAAGCTCAAAAATATATAGCTCACCCTAATTATCACGTCTCTTTTAGTAGGAAGGAGGATAACCAACTGGAAACAGCGCGCGCAATTGATCACGGTATTAATACAGCTGTAGTTTTTTCCGGTGCATTACCGAAAACGTATCTGGGTGCTAAAGTTATAGACGCTGATAAAAGAGATGACTTAATGATTACTCACAAAGGGATCATTTTAGGTTTACGCGCCAAAGGTGACGCAAAAAAGGATCAAAGCGGGTTTGTAGTTAAAACAGACGATCAAGGAAATTTAATCTAATAAAGCTTTAAACAATGGAAACGATCACAATTATAAACAGCTTACCAGCAGCACAAAAGAAACAAATTAGACGATCTAAAAAAGAATTCATTATTATAAGACGGGATAAAACATATATCCTTACAAACGATCTATATCGATATAGAAACGATTATCAAATAGGAAACGGTAAATTTGCTGTAATTAGCTGCATTAAAAACGATATAAAACTATAAGACAATGAGACAATATTATTTGCACTGTTTAAAGATCTGGTATGTTCACAATGATACAGCCTATTATAAAACATACACAAAGTTTTGCAAGGATATAAGACGTACAAAGCTATATAAAAACGCGATCAACTTACTAGACGATCCAGATAATACAGCTTACAAGATAGAGATCTATAAGGGATAAAATAAACTATCTACAGCATACAAATAAGGCCTTTTAATAGGCCTTTTTTTATTGCCTATAGTTACCTATAGATAACATTATAAAACAGCTTTAAACAGCATTAAAATAGCTTTGTTTTATGTGCTGCTTTGCTGCTGGTGATATTTAGCAAAGCTTTGATAAATAGATAATGTAGTTAACACGGATATAAACAGCACAAACAATATCAATTCAATATCATATCACCTATATACGATAACTAAATTTACAGCTCACATATATAAACGATATAGGATAAGATCACCCACTATTATAAAATGATAGTATCTGGAGATGCTCTCACGGATCTGCAAGTATTTAGACGTAATATGAATGTTCTAAGGTGTTAGTTATGCAGTTAGATGAAATCAACCCCTTTTTGAGACGGGGGTGGCCCAATCGAATAAATCTGAAATCGGGTAGGCGGGTTGGAAAATAAAAATGGAAAACCATTTTATGCTTTACTTACTTGTTAGCCTAACTGCTGAAGGGATAGCATTACAGCTAAGGGGTTACTCGAAATGTTTTACTACCCCCTCTATAACCTTAAATAATGAAAGAAAAACGGTTAGCTTGAATGGTGCTGGGGGCTGTACAAAGGTTATGAAAGATGAACACCGCAATTGCTAAACTGAGAGTGTCTGATCCAAGTGAGGTATGGTCTTACAAGACATTCACAAGTTTGGTAGCTTATACAGATCTACTACTGTTCTATAAAGATAACTGAAAAGTATGAAAAGTGTTCACCCTTTTAGGCCCTTTTTCTGTAATTTATATAGAGTCTAAATAAGGATGGGAAGCTAACCTTCACTATTTACTTTATCTAGAATGATTCTAAATAAGGGTAATATGAACAGTTTTATTGTTTTGCAGTTATCATACTATAAACATATTGTATGGCGATATTAGATTTCGAAGTTAGAGTTCCAGCACGATTATCAGACATCAAGCTGAAAGAGTACCAAGAGTATATGAAAGTATACGATGGGTTGGAGCGAGATGAAGAAGGCAACGTATTAAACACTAAGGAACAGAATGATTTCTTAAGCTTGAAGATGCTAGACATCTTCTGTGGATTAAGCTTGAAGGAGAGCTATAAACTTCCTTTAAAAGCATTTGATGTTATCCTACAAAGAGTGTCAGAATGTTTCAGAGAAGAAACTCCTTTATTAAAAGAGTTTACGATGACAGATCCAAGTGGCGATTCAATTAAGTTTGGCTTTATTCCAAAGTTGGATGATATGAGTATCGGAGAGTTTATTGACTTGGAGGGATATTTTAATGATTGGTCGAATGTTCATAGAGCTATGGCTGTTTTATATAGGCCAGTAGTGTTTGAAAAGAACGGCTTATATGATATAGAAGAATATAGTGGTACAGAAAAATGGGCAGATGTAATGAAGGACGCTCCAATTAACGTAGTTCTAGGTGCAAAGCTTTTTTTTTATCGTTTAGGCAACAAATTGTCGAAACTTATGATGAGCTATATGCTGAAGGAGGAAATGGAACAGAATACTCATCAGAAGCCAATTTTGGAAGAAAGTGGGGATGGTATCAGTCAATTTATGCAATGGCAAAAGGCGATGTCAGAAGACTTGATGAGGTTACCAAGCTCAATATACACAAATGCCTCACGTGGCTACAATTCGAAAAAGAAAAGAGTGAAATCGAAGCAAAAATGATTAAACAACAATACAAATGACACAAGTATACGACATATTAGACAAACTAAGAGATAAGCTAATGGGCAATCCTAATGTGTTCTTGGTTAAGTTTGGAGATCTGGACGAAATAGATTTGGACAAGACTGAAATATACCCATTAGCCCACTTAGATATAGCTCCTAATATTACGTTTGTGGATAACGTTATTGAGTTTTCTATTTCGCTTATGGTTTTAGACATTGTAGACATCACAAAGAAAGACGACAAGACAAAGCCTTTTTACGGGAATGACAACCTAGTTGACGTTTTAAACACTCAACTTGGAGTTGTTTCTGATATTGTCACTTCTTTACAAAGAGGTAGCTTATTTGACAACCAAGTACAGTTAGTAAATGAGCCAACTGTGGAGAAACTAGTCGATAAGTATGAAAATATGTTAGCTGGATGGGGTGCTAGTTTTACTGTTAGAGTTCCTAATAACTTTAGCATATGTTAAAGTCTGTAAAGACAAGAGCTGCATTAGGTAGGATTGGGAAACTTCTATACCAGAAGTACCAATCTCAAATGAAAGCGGATAAAACTTATGCTACTGGGAAGCTATCTAAGAGCTTTAAGTATAAAGTTGAAGACTTTAGCTTAGATATGATTGCTGACTGGAAAGTGAAATATGTTGACGAGGGATCTGCTCCAAGCAAGGTTGCACCTTATAACGCAATAAGAGCTTGGGCAAAAGCAAAAGGCATTCAGCCAAAAAGAATAAACGGAAAGAGGAAGACTTTTAATCAAATGGCATTTGCTATAGCGAGTCATATATCTAAAAATGGGACTATACAGCGATTTGCGTCTAATGGAGGTGGAAGTAACTTAATAGACAAAGTACTAGGACGATATAAAAACTATATAACTAAAGAAGTATCTGAAGCGTTTCAACAAGACTTGAAGGATGCTTTAGATAAAAACATAAAAACTAATGGCAACTAAAATAAACGTAAGAAGCCCGTATTTCATCAAAGTATCTGATGCTAGTTTAGCTTCTGTAGAATTTAACTTATATATATGGGATGGGGTGGAAACATCTATCCCGGGTACTGCTACGTATACATTCACGAAGGATGTTGCGGGTGGTAATACCTACATTACTTTTGAAATAGCTGATTACGTTAGGGATTACATTATTACAGAATACGGTGACTACTCTACAAATGCAGTATGGGTTTACTGGTCGTATCAAATGTACTCCGATTTAGCTAGAACTACAGCCATTGGCACTCCAATTACGGGACAAAGGTTAGCTGTGGATGGATATGGCTTCTTTGAGGATGGAATTCATCCCGGAGAATCTACAGTAGACGTATTAATGCAAGACAACACCGATATTTACTACTTAGATGGACAAGATATCGTATTTGCACTATATGACGAGGGTGCTACAAATGTCTCTATAGATGGGACATCTGTACCGGCAGTTAGGTGGGAGCAAGTTTTAGAATACTGGGAGCAATTTGCAGAAACTTGGGAATCTGGAGGCACGGATCAAGCCATCGGTGACTCTACAGACTCCTCCAACAAGATTGTCTACGTTAAAATCACAGAAACAGAGCTTTTTGGGGATATAGAAACAATTACGGTGACCAAAAGCGTTGCTGCTGGTGGAGGAACACTTACAGTTAAGCTGATTAAGGTTTGTGAACCTAAGTATACACCTATGAAAGTCATATTCTACAATAAATACGGTGCTATGCAAGACTTGTGGTTCTTTAAGAAGTCACAAACAACACTAAATGTTACATCTGACACATTTAAACGCAACACTGTTGATTTTAGCGTTACACCAACCTATAACACAGCTTACCACCAAATAAAATCATTCAATGTAAACGGAAAAGAATCAATTACGCTAAATACTGGTTTTCTTCCAGAAAACTTTAACGGATTAATCAAGCAAATTATGCTATCTGAGGAAGTTTGGATTGACAATGGCACAAATGTATTGCCAGTTCGTCCAACAACCAACTCATTAAACATCAAAAAAACGGTAAACGACAAGCTTATCAGTTACACAATGAACTTTGAGTATGCATTTGATAAAATAAACAACATCAGATAATGAAGCAAGACATCCAATTATATGTAGAAGGTCAAAGACTAGATTTATTCGAGGATGAAAGCTTACAGATAACCTCATCCATACAAGATGTTAGGGATATTTCTAAGGTTTTTACTGATTATAGCCAATTTTTTTCCGTAAAGGCGTCCAGAAACAACAACCTTATCTTTAAACACTTCCACGACAACAATATTACAAATGGATTTGATGCTAGAAAGAAGGTAGATGCTGTTATTGAGGTCAATCACCAAACATTCCGAAAGGGAAAGATACGTTTAGACGGTGTTCAGATGAAAAACAACAGAGCATACGCCTATAAACTAACTTTTTTTGGTAATACAGTATCATTAAAAGACATTGTAGGTGAAGATTTGCTTAGTGATCTTGATTTTAGTGCTTACGACCAATTATATAGTTCTTCTAATGTGATTTCTAAGCTACAGAGTGGAGCAACAGTTGATGGAGTAACTGATGCGGTGATTGTTCCTTTAATTAGTGCTGAACAAAGATGGTTTTACAACAGCGGAGGGTCTAATGAGGAAGGAAACTTAGAGCCTACAGCTGGAGCGGGTGGTTATTACCGAAACTTAAAGTTCGCTATACGACTTTACTGTATTATAAAAGAAATAAAAAACAAATATCCAGCTTTAAATATATCTGAAGACTTCTTTAACGCCACTAACGCTAACTTTTACGGTTTATATATGTGGTTGCACCGAGAAAGCGGTCAAATGCCCGTAGAAGGCACTTATTCGGCTTATTTAGACAAGTTTCCAGCTCTATCTAGCTGGGAAGGTGTGTATATGAATGAAAGTTACTTCGAAATATCGGATGTTAACCCATTTCAAGCTCAATACTACTCTACTTCGCTTGATTTAACTGTTTCTTCGGCTTCTGTTCAGTTTAACGTCGTTTTAATAAAGAATAGTGTAGAGGTTCAGCGTTTTAATGGCAAAACTGGAGCTACATACTACTTTATAGATTTCGGCAATCTAACAAACGGTACTTATAAGATTAAAATTGAGTATACAGCCGCTTTTTCAGCTACAACAGCTACTAATATAGACTTCACTAGAGTTCCCGTGTCGGGTTCTAATACTAGCAACTTCTTCTTGTTTACAGCTAGTCAAACTTTAGCTACAGATTTCCAGTTTGTCGTATCTGATAATATGCCAGAAATGAAGGTTATTGACTTTCTTACTGGGCTATTTAAGATGTTTAACCTAACTGCTTACGAAGAAAGCGGAACTATTGTAGTTAAAACCTTAAACTCATACTACGCTTCGGGTAAAACTGGAGCTAACGCATACGACATAACTAAGTATGTGGATATGAGCGATAGTGAAATTGAAAGAGCTACTATATACAAGCAGATAAACTTTGGATTTGATGGTTATGGTAGTTTACTCACTAAAAAACACAACGAATTGTTTAATAAGCAATGGGGTGAGGAGAAGTATAATATAGAGCAAAAATACGACGGAGAAATATACAAACTTTCAGTTCCGTTTGAGCATATGAAGTTTGAGAAGCTTCTTGATTTAAACGATGATTCAGAAACTCAAATTCAATGGGGATGGATGTCTGATAGCTTGGACGAGAATAATGTTCCAAGTGCTTATATAGGAAAACCGCTTGTGTTTTATGCTCCAATCAGATTAACCAATGACTACATAAAGATAAAAGATGATGGCGGAACTACTACAATAACTCAGTACTATATGCCTAGTAACTCAGTAGGATTCACAGATTCACAGACTATAAATTTCTACCCAGAAATAAACGAATATGCTTATACTGTTTTTAATGATACGCTATTTAGCACTTACTATCAAGATTACATAGAAGATGTGTTTGACTATAGAGCTAGAATAGTAAAAGTTAAAACAATACTGCCGTTAAACATACTAGTAAACAGTAAACTCAACGATAGGTTCATTGTAAACGGATCTTCTTATAAAATAAATTCAATAACAACCAATTTACTAAATAATAAAAGTGAATTAGAACTAATACCAGACTTATGATTAAAGAAATTGTAGACTTACTAAACACTAATGATTGGTATATTGGAGATGAAGATATAGATATAGCTAAAGGAAAATATAAAGCCCCTATCAACTTAAAAGACCTAAAACAAACTATAAAAAGAAACAACTATAAAGATGGCAGATAGAACAGAAATATTATACACCGTTAGAGTTGATACGGCTAACGGAAAGATAAAAATAGATGGATTAACAAAAGGTTTTGTTAGTGCAAAAACTGCTTTAAAAAATCTGAACGAAGAGCTTTCAAACCATAATCAACAATTAAGGAATAATATAGACAAAACTGGTCTTGCTGGAGCTACATTAGTAGAGCTTGGTAGACTTATATCTGACTCTAACTACGGTTGGAGAGCGATGGCGAATAACTTGTCTCAGTTATCCACTTTAATGATTACTCTTATAAGCACAACAAAAGGCGTTGGAAATGCTTTATCTGCTTTAGGGAAAGCCTTTAGAGGCCCACTAGGACTTATTGTTGTTTTTCAAGCTGGAGTTGCTCTTCTTGAAAAAATGGCTATTAATGAGGAGAAAGCCGCTAGAGAAGCTAAAGCTCTTGATAACAGCTTTGTTAAATTAAGAAAAACGGTTAACGCATATTTAACCGAATTAAAGGATGCGAATTTAGAGGAAAGTAAGCGGGAGATTTTACTTAGAAGAGTTGGAGCTCAGTCTAATGATCTTAAAGAAATAATAGACAATCATAAAGGTAGTCTAAAAGATCTTAGGGAAGAGATAAATAAGTATATGGAAGTTCAGTCGTTAAGAATGAAATTGGATAAACTTATGGTTCAGTCAGAAGAGCAAGATGCTAAACATATGGAGAATGTTAGAATTCTTAGAGAAAACGACATTGAATCTATGAAAGAAGCCATTGCAGACCAAGTTTCTTGGCTGCCTAATTGGTTTGTTACAATAACCGAAGATATTTTCTCTTCGGAGCAGTCGATAAGAGATAGGTTCAAAAATTATATAGCTGACTCTGGATATCAAAGTAAAGTAGGGTATGATGAGCAAATAGACGCAATACTAGAGAGACTAAAAGAACTAGGAGATTCAACTACAAAAACAACTGATACTAACTTAAAAGAATTAAATAAGCTAATTGAAAACTGGAGAAAGAAAAGACTAGAAATACAAACTAGAAGCGACTTCGAACTACTAAATGTTCAAGAAGATATTGAAATTGAGAAAATGAAAGCTCTCGGAGCTACAGAACAACAGTTGCTTGATTTAAGGATTTACTTCTCAAACAAAAGAATGCAATTATTTGAGGCAGAGCATAAATCTATAGCTGAAATTCCAAAAAAATACCAATTAGAAATGTCTAAAGGGGAAATGGCTGTTAGGCAACTTACGGAGGAGGAATTTAAAAGAGGTCAGCAAATATTATTTGAAAATAGACTCCAAGCTGCTTCAGAATACGCACAACAAGCAGTAGGAGTACTTGACGCTGCTTTCCAAAGAGAATTAACTATAGAACAGAACAAGACTAACGCAATAAATAACGAGCTAAAAGCTAGGCTTAGAAATGAGAACTTATCTGTATCTGAAAAAAAGAAATTGCAGAATCAAATAGCTCAGAATGATGAAGCTTTAAGGGTTAAGCAACAGAAGATAGAAGAGAAGAGGTTTAAAATGCAAAAAGCGGCTAACATATCTCAAGCACTTATTGAAACCTACTTAGCTGCGGCTAAAGCATTAAGAAATGCTGGAGGTGTTCCAACTGGTTTACCTCCTATGTACGCAACCATCGCTACTGGACTTCTTCAAGTAGCCGCTATTGCACAGCAGAAATTCCAAACTAGTTCTGCTAATATGACTGGAGCGGTTACGGAAGTTGATGCGGGTCAATCTCAAGGCTCAACTGCACCAGACTTCAATATAGTGGGTCAATCAGCACAAAGCCAATTAGCTCAAACAGTGGCTGGACAGTTAGGAAAACCTACTAAAGCATACATAGTATCGAAAGACGTTACTACTGCTCAAGAATTAGATAGAAACAGAATTAACGGAGCTTCATTAGGCTAAAATAAGACAATAATTAACAAATAAGTTACCTTATTATGGAAGAACTAGATATTTTTGAGCTATTTATAGACGAAGAAAACGAATACAGCGGTATTGATGCTGTATCTATCGTAGAGCATCCCGCTATAGAAGAAGACTTCATTGCATTGAAAGATGGCAAGGTTCAACTTGCAGAAATCGATACAGAAAAACGTATTCTTTTAGGCCCAGCTCTTATACCAAATAAGAAAATATACAGAAGAAATGGAGAAGACGAATATTACATCTTCTTTAGCGAAGATACTGTTCGTAAAGCTTCAGAGTTATTTCTCTCAAGAGGCAAACAGAACAATTCGACATTGGAACACGAGGTCGAGATCGGAGGGCTATCAGTCGTAGAATCTTGGATCATCGAAGATGAAGTTAAAGACAAATCAAGAAAATACAATCTAAGCTTACCCGTAGGAACTTGGATGATTTCAGTAAAAGTAAACAACGACCAAATATGGGAAGAGTTTGTGAAAACTGGAATGGTAAAAGGTTTCTCAATCGAAGGGTTCTTTACTGATAAACTTGATGAAAGACCACAAGAGCCTACCGAAGAGGAAATGGCTGAGATGGAAGCTTTATCACTATTAGAAGACTTCTTATCTGAAGTAGGAGAAGTAGAGTTAGAGTCATATAACGATTATCCAGAATCCGCTTCCAACAATGCTAAAAAGGTATTGAAGTGGAGAGAAGAATACCCTAACGAAATCAAGGGAATGACTTCTGTAGGATGGCGAAGAGCAAACCAATTAGCTAAGAAAGAAAAGTTAACTCGCTCAACGATTGCTCGTATGGCTTCATTTAAGAGACACCAAAAGAATGCTGAAATAGCTGAAGAGTATAAAAGCACACCTTGGAAAGATGCTGGGTATGTAGCTTGGCTCGGATGGGGTGGTACTTCGGGAATCAATTGGGCTATCAATAAACTTAAATCGATAGATAATGAATAACGATTGGGAAATTAGTATTGGACTTTACCCGGGAGTTCTCTTTGGGGTAAGAACATACGAAATAAGTGAAACGGAAACAGATCACTTATTTTATTTGCCACTTATCTATTTATGCTTAACAACTATAAAAGATGAATAAGACAGTAAGTAGAACATCTCCTAAGGGAGGACGAAGAGGTTGCTTAGGACCAGATGGTAAATACTCTATCGAGAATTGCGATGGTTCTTTACAAGCACAAGGTGTTGGTTCTTTGGTAAATCAAGGAGAAAGCACCATTACAAGGGAGTAAAAATACAACACATTGTTACACCAATAGTTATCTAATTAGATTATTAATTAATTAATCCAAATATATATGAACGCTAAAGACGTAGTTGAAAAACTAAAAGAAGTATTACTTGGAGCTACAGAAGAGGTTGTTGAGACCCCAGCTGTAGAAGAGCAAGTAGAACTTCAAGAAGAAGTTGCAACTGACGAGGTTCAAGAAGAAGTAAAAGAAGAATTGGCTGAGGATGCTGTTTCTGAAGATGCTCCAGTTGAAGCTCAATATGCAACTAAAGAGGAATTGAATCAAGAAATCGCTCAATTAAGAGCTATGATTGACGAGATTATGTCTGGAATGGGAGCTGAAGCTTCTAAGGACGCTCCTCAAGAACTTTCTGCTGACGAAGTAGAACAACCTCAAGAAGAGGTAGAATTATCGGCTGATGAAGTTGCTGAAATTAAGCACAACCCAGAAGCTATGGTTGAAAACAAAGAATTGAACTTATATGCTCAATCTAGAAAACAATCAACCTTTGACAAAGTATTATCTAAAATCTCTAATAAATAAACAAAATGGCTACTACTACTAGTATTACTACTACTTACGCTGGAGAATCGGCTTCTAAATACATCGCTGCTGCTCTTCTCTCTGCTTCTACTATCGAAAAAGGATTAGTTGAAGTAAAACCAAACATTAAGTACAAAGAAGTTATCAAGAAACTCGCTACGGGAGACTTGTTAGCTGACGGAACTTGCGATTTCTCTGCAACTTCTACTGTTACTTTGACTGAAAGAATCTTAACTCCAAAAGAGTTACAAGTAAACCTACAATTGTGCAAGGCCGATTTTAGATCGGACTGGGATGCGATTTCTATGGGATACTCTGCTTTCGATTCTTTACCTCCATCTTTCGCTGATTTCTTAATCGCTCACGTTGCTGCTAAAGTAGCTGAGAAGAATGAGCAAAACATCTGGGCTGGAGTTTCTTCTAACTCTGGAGAATTCGACGGATTCTTAACTTTAGCTGCTGCTGATGCAGACGTAGTTGATGTTACTGGAGCTGTTGGAGGAATCACTAATTCTAACGTTATCGCTGAATTAGGTAAAGTAAGAGATGCTATTCCTAACTCTATCTACAGCAAAGAAGACTTATCTATCAAAGTTGCTCCAAACGTAGCAAAAGCTTACATCGCTGCTCAAGCTGCTTTAGGATATGCTAACCTTTACCACGATGGTAAATCTAACTTAAACTTTGAAGGAATCGCTTTAGAAGTATGTGACGGAATGACTGCTTCTTATATGGTTGCTTCTCAGAAATCAAACCTTTACTTCGGTACTGGATTGTTATCTGACCACAACGAAGTTAAAGTTATTGATATGGCTGACTTAGACGGATCTCAAAACGTACGTATCGTAATGAGATTGACTGCTGGTGTTCAGTACGGAATCGGTTCTGAAATCGTTCTTTATACTCCATCATAGTCATAGAGTAAAGCAATAATCTATAAGGGTGGGTAAGCCAAACGAGCCTACTCACCCTTTTTTAATAACTAATAAAACATATAAAAATGGCTTGTGATAATTTATCTCTTTCAAGAATAGAACCTTGTAAAGACTCCGTTGGAGGGATTACTGCTGTTTACTTCATCAACTTTGGCGATAATGGATTAGACATTCAAATGAATGCAACTAACGAGGATGTTATCGATTCTTTTGGTAACACGGATACTCCAAATGTTAACGTATTCAAATACGAAGTAAAAGGTAGTTCTTCTTTCACTCAAAACATTCAGTCAGATAGAGCAACTGGAACAACTGCTTTCGAGCAAGTTCTAGAGCTTACGCTTAAGAAATTAAGCATTGCTGACCACAAAGAACTCAAATTGTTATCTTACTCTAGACCTCACGTTTTAGTAGAGGATAACAACGGAAATATCTTCTTCGCTGGTAAAGAATATGGTATGGACGTAACTGGTGGTACTATCGTAACTGGTGCTGCTATGAACGAAATGTCTGGATATACTCTTACCTTAACGGGTATGGAGAAAGCTCCAGCTAACTTCTTAGGAGCAACTATTGCTGCTGCTGGTGGTATCGTAAACTAAGAATTTAACACTTAGGCAATAGAAGGGAGCATTTAGCTCCCTTTTTTTGTATCTAAAACAAAAAATAGCTTTTTCAGTTATCTTATTATGATTAAGTTATTACCAAATACCTTAGAGCAAACAATTACAATTGTTCCTAGAACGTTTCCTACTTTCGGAGTGGGATACGATGACGTACAATTGGTAATTACTGAGGACGGAACAAGTAACTCTGAAACTATAACAGATCTTTCAGCTTCTGTTTCTAGCGAGTATAGCAACTATGTAACAATTCCAATCACATTCTCTATACTGAAGGAAAACAGCTCTTATTTCTTAGAGTTTACAAGGAATGGAAATCTATGGTTTAGAGATAAGGCATATGTTACTAGCCAAACTGATAAAACAGTAACACACACATTAAACACAAACAAATATACTGAGTTTGATTCGAGCGTATCTGACGAGTATATTTTTTTAGATTAGTATGAAAAAGAACATTAAGACAAGAACGATAGATTTGTCTAGTAAAGCTCCTACAAAGGGTTCTACAAGGATTATCAATCTATCTAGCTACCAAACTCCAGAAGTAAAAGAAGTTTACAATAAAGAATGGGTAGCTTACGGAGAAGACAATAACTATTTTGGCAATCTTATCGATGCTTACTTAGGTAGTCCTACTAATGCTAGATGTATTAATGGTATTGCTGATATGATATACGGTAGAGGTATTGAAGCGACTGATAGCAAAGAAAACGCAACTCAGTACGCTAAAATGAAGATGCTTTTACTTGGTAAGGAAATCAGAAAGATAGCTGGTGACTACAAAATGCTAGGACAAGCTGCTATTCAAGTGGTTTATAACAAGACTAAGACTGAAATAAAGAAAGTATTACACTTTCCTATGGAGACTCTTAGAGCGGAGAAGGCTGTAGACGGTACAATCCAAGCTTACTACTACCATCCTAATTGGAAGGAAATAAAACCTTCTGATAAACCTAAAAGAATACCGACTTTTGGTAACGGAAGCAAAAGAGACTTACAAGAGTTATTTGTACTCAAGCCTTATCGTTCTGGATTCTACTACTACGCTCCAGTAGACTATAACGGATGTTTACAATACGCAGAGCTAGAGCAAGAGGTATCCAATTATCACATCAACAATATTAAGAATGGTTTACAGCCAAGCTTACTGATTAACTTCAACAACGGAGTTCCTAACGAGGAAACTCAAGAACTAATAGAAAGAAAGATTTATGATAAGTTTAGTGGAAGCTCAAACGCTGGGAAGTTTATACTTACATTCAATGATAGTGCCGAAACTAAAGCTGATCTCGAACCGATTCATTTGCCGGATGCTCACGCTCAATACCAATTCTTAGCAGACGAGAGTAGAGAAAAGATAATGTTAGGACACGGAATTGTTTCTCCTATCCTTTTAGGTATCAAAGACAATACTGGATTCGGAAATAACGCAGAAGAGCTTAGAACAGCTTCTATCCTTATGGACAACATCGTTATTAGACCTTTCCAACAAGCAATCATAGACGGATTAAACGAAATATTACACTTCAACGGTATTTACTTAAACCTTTACTTCGTTACTCTACAACCAATCGAGTTCACAGAACTTGAGAACATTTCTACTAAGGTTAAGAGAGAAGAAGAGACTGGAGAAAAGCTATCCTCCCAAAAAGAGGAGCTTTGCGACTTCTCAGACGAAGAAGGAGAAGACCTTCTAAGCCAATTAGAGGGCCTTGGAGAGGTTATCTCTGACGAGTGGGAGTTAGTACACTCAGAAGCTGTAACAAGCGATAATGAGGAGTTTGATTTAACTGCTTTAGCTGATGCTAATCCAAACTTAGACTCAACTCAAGATAATAGCGGTTATAAAGTAAGATATGCATACGTTCCATTAAGAAACTCTCCTTCTAGCAGAAAATTCTGTAAGAGTATGGAAAGTATCACCTCGAGAAGCATTGTCTTTAGAAAGGAGGATATAAACCAAATGTCTTTTAGAGGTGTTAACAAAGAATTAGGTCACCAAGGTAGAAACTACAGCCTATTCAAGTTTAAAGGTGGTAAGAACTGCCACCACTATTGGGAAAGAAGAGTATATAAGCGTATGGTCGCTGGTAATACTGTTGTAGATGAGTCTGAAGCATTAGCTGATGGATTCCAAGCTCCAACAAACCCAACAGAAGTAGAAATTAGACCAGTAGATATGCCGGGAAGAGGGGCATACATTAAAAAATAATTATTATGGCAAGTAAAGCATTATTCATATCGACAACTGACTTAAAACGCAAATCTATTATAGATGGTAATGTAGATGCCGATAAATTAGTACAATTCATCGAGGTAGCACAAGATACACATATCCAAAACTACCTCGGTACTGATCTATATAACAAGTTACAAGCTTTAATCGTAGGAGGTACTATTGATGACGTAGCAAATGCAGATTACAAGAATCTGCTAAACGATTACATCAAGCCTATGCTTATTTGGTTCTCACAAAGTGCTTACTTACCTTTTGCTATGTATCAAATTAGCAACGGAGGTATGTTTAAGCATACTAGCGAAAACTCTGAGACTGTAACGCTTGAAGAAATGAGAGCTTTATTAAACAGAGTGACTGAAACAGCTGAGTTCTACACAAGACGTTTCGTAGACTATATGGCTTATCAGTCTACTACATTCCCAGAGTACAACTCCAATTCTAACGGAGATATGTATCCAGATAAAGACGTTAACTTCCATTCTTGGGTTCTATAATGGAGTACAATAGACTGTACAAACCAAAGGAAGAAAATGTTAAGAAGTTAGAAGCCTTCTTAAAGAAGCTTCCTAATGAAGAAAAGGAAAAGATTAAAATAATTAAAGATTCTAAATAAGATGGGTATAACTCTCACTTCCAAAACAATAAATTCAACCTATGACTCACTATTAAAGCTCTCAGATAACGACTCGTTAACGGGAGCTTTTAAAGTAATTACAGATGGTCTAGGAAACGATACTGGTGTTTCATTAAACAATACTGGAGACGTTACAATAAGCGGAACGCTAACAGTAAACACAAGAATAAAAACACCATTACTTCAACTTACTGGAGGTACTGGTACACAAGGAGAAATGTCTTGGAATACTGACGAGGAAACAGTAGATGTAATCCTTAACGGTTCTACGCTTCAATTAGGACAAGAGGTTCACGTTCACGTTAGAAATAATTACCAAATAGAAGGAGTTGGTCAAGATATTCCTAATGGAACTCCAGTTTACGTTACTGGGACTTTAGGTGCTTCTGGTAGACTTACTATTGCTCCTATGATTGCTAATGGTACTATTTCAGCTGAGTACTTTATAGGAGTTACTACTGAAGATATTGCTTATGATACAGACGGTAAAGTAACTTGGTTCGGTAAAGTTAGAGGATTCGATACAAGTGGATATACTGAAGGTATTCCATTATACGTATCAGAAACTGTTGCTGGTGGATGGCAAACAACAGAACCTACTGCACCTAATCCTAAGTTAGAAGTTGCTTTTACTGTAAACCAAAAAAGTAACGGTACTATCTTTGTTAGAGGTAGAAATGGACAATACTTACACGATAATCACGATGTTAAAATTACTTCTGTAGCTGATAAGGATTTATTAGTTTACAATAGTACAGACGGCATTTGGGAAAACAGTAAGACTTTAGGGAATATAACAACTGGGACTATTAGTTCTGGTAATATAACTACAAGCGGATATTTGAGAGGTCCAGAGACTTTTATAATTGACCCTTCTGCTTATGGAAATAATACTGGTTTAGTACAGATATTAGGAGATTTACGAGTAGATGGTACTACAACTACTGTAAACTCTACTACTGTTACTATAAACGACAAGAATATTGTTTTGGCAGATGAAGCTGAAACTGCTGGTGATGCAGATGGAGCTGGTATTACAATCAACGGAGCTAATGCTACGCTTACTTATGCTTCTGCTACGGATGATTTTACTTTTAATAAAGACATTGTAGTAACAAGAGAAAATGATAACTCATTAATAACATTTTTTAGAGGTGGTGATAATCCAACTACTAATGAATTACTAGGGCAGTTTGTTTTTAAAACAGACTTTGACGGAAATCCACAAACTTGGGCAAGAATCGATATAGATACTAATGATAGTGCGGTTAGAACAGATATGGATTTTTCAGTAAAATCTACTTCTGGGAATATAGAAACAGCATTAAAATTGCAAGGTGGTTCTGCAAAGCCAAAGGCGTTTTTTTATAACAGTGTAACCGCTCCTACTTTTATTGGAGATTTAACTGGTAATGCTTCTACTGCTTCTAAATGGGCAACTGCTAGAACGATTACATTAGGCGGAGACTTAACTGGTAACGTTTCTATTGATGGTTCTGCTAATGTTACATTAACTGCTGCGGTTGTTGATGACTCACATACTCACGACGGTAGATACTACACAGAAACAGAAGCAGACAGTAAGTTTTTATTAAACACAACTGATACGCTTACTGGGGATTTAACTGTTACTGGTGAAGCTAATATAAAAAACACTATTTATAGTGAGTTTGGAAGTTCTAATACAGATATTACTGGACTATTGTCTGGGTCAACTTTTGGAACTTGGATTAAAGGTAGGTCAGCTGGTCACGTTGTGATTGGAATAAGAGATAATGACGACAATGATTCTTTTGCTATTTTAAGCGGTAGTGGTAATTATAGTGAAGATGATACTTACGACAAATTATTAGCTAGATTTCAAGCTAATGGTGATATAACTTTAGGAGGTAACACTTCTATAAATGGTACTTTATCAGCTACTGGTTATAATAAATCTAATTGGGATACTGCTTATAGTTGGGGAGATTGGGAAACTGGAGTTACAAAAGCCTTTGTAGATGCTTTAAACGTAGATGCTAGTACTATTGACAATTTTGACTCACAAGACTTATATCGTAAAGTTTATGGCACGACTTGGGGTTCAACACCGACAACAAAATATATAGAATTTGAAATACCTTACATTTCTAGTAGTGGTGGTTCTAATTACTACTATATTGACATAATTGGGCATCGTGATATTGGAAACTTAAATAGTCAATTACACTATAGGTTATACGTTCACTCAAGAGGTGAAGGGGTAAACAATAATACTACTAATTACGACTTGTATAAAATAAACGAGCCAGATAGCGAGAAGTTTGAGTTTTTCAAATATGGAGGTGGGACAACTGCTAATGTATTCGTTATAAAAGTAGGAGAAGATTATAGCGGAATAGAAATATTAGCAATACCAGCTGAAAACGATATTAACGCATCTTATTTTAGTTCTACTACAACAGAGCCTACTGGATTAACTGCTGTTCCATTTTCAACAACTAAAATAGGCGGAGGTTTAGTGGTAACTGATGACGTAAATATAGATAATGGCGTTCTTAAAATGAACGGAACAATTGTTATTAATAACGACGAGTCATTTAGTTTTAATAAAGGTGGTTCTATTACTGGAGCTACAACTTCTATTACTGGAGGTCTTTCTGTATCAACTGGTGCTGCTACATTTTCATCCGTTAATACTTTTAATGGCTCTGCTACTTTTAACGATGACATAACTCTTAATCATTCAGCTACTGGACAAACTGTCGATGGTATTACTATAACTAATGTAGATGGCGATGGAGTAGACCCTTATACTGGGGTTCTAAGCGTTGAATCTGGAAATAAACTTACTTGGAATGGTTATGCTTTATTAACCACATTATCAGCTGACGCTTATGTTTCTTCTGGTCCTTCTGGAGATACAATGGAAGGTAACTTAACCATTTCAAATACTGCTCCATTACTATATTTAAAAGATTCAAATTCAACTGGAGCTACTGATTCTTATGGGCAAATAAAATGGTATGATAGCACTAACGCAGAATTAGCTGCGGTAGGATTTTATGGTGCTGATTCAAAGTTTTATATTGATGCAAATGGTAGTGATATTTATATTCCAGAAGGTAAAGTAGGTATTGGGGTTGATAACCCAGAGGCATTACTGCACGTAAAAGCGGCAGATGGAATTGCTGGTGTATTGAAAATAGAAGGTGGTATAAATCCAGTTACAGCTATTGGAACTATAAACGCTCAATTAGATTTTGGTTCTAATGATGCTTCCGTAAACAATACTGGAAATATAGGAGGTAGAATAGCTACTGTAACAGAAGCCTCTAATGGAGCCCATAACGGAATGGCTTTTTACACATTCCAACAAAGTAGAACTCCAGACCTAAAAGAAGCGGTTAGAATAACTAATGCTGGATATGTCGGAATCGGAACTTCAACTCCATCTACTCAATTAGAACTTTTCGGTTCTAGTCAACAAGAAATAAAAATAACATTAGACGCAACAACTGACCATAGTTTAAGATTACAACAAACTGGTTCTGGTACTTATATTGGAGGTCAAGATTCAAGTGGAAATGTAAACTTTGCTTTTAGGGCGTATAATTACTCACATATAAGCAACAACTTAGGTTTAGGAATTACAGTTCCAGTACAGCACCAATCTAGTACAGAAAGAGTATTGCATATAGCTAACAGTAATGTAGCTTCTGTAAACTTAGACTCTACTGGTGGAAGCGGTAGATGTTATGTGGTGAGTTCTACTGCATCTGGTAATTGGCAGATCTATGATGACGACGCTAATAATACAAGATTACTTCTAAATTCTTCTGGTAATTTAGGAATAGGAAACACAAACCCATTAAGCAAGCTAGATGTAGATTCTGGTTCGTCTGCAAGTGGATTTAGGCTATTAAGTAGTTCTACGAATTATACTGGAATGTTCATAGGAAATACTAGTACTGGTTCAGCTTCTGTTTATTTAGATGCCTCTAATGGAGATTTTGCTGGAGGTGATTATATGGTTTTAAGGCAAAATGATGATTTAAGTGGAGAAATTTCAATGTCAGTAAATGCTGGAGGTTTCAAAATTTCAATGGCAGATGCACCTAAATTAACTGTGCTTCAAGACGGAAAAGTTGGAATTGGAACTGAAACTCCAGATAGAAATTTGGAAGTTGAAACGCCAAGCGGTTCTGCTTCTACAATAAGAATAAGACAACTTTCGTATAATTATTGGGATTTATCTTGTCCATCATCAAATACTGGTTTTACAATAGGAGATGTTGGAGGAGAAAAAATGCGTATTACAAGCGTAGGTAACGTAGGTATAAATACTGATGCTCCTAGTTATAAACTTGAAGTAAATGGCGGAGGTGGTAATGCTGAAGTAGGTATTATATCTGGTAATGAGGATAAGTCAATTCTAAGAATGCATACCGACACTAATGAGGGTGTGATACTTGAATCCGATGACGGTAGCACAACTAATTTCTATATTAAAGACGCTGGAAGCGGAAGTGCTAGATTTACATTAAATAGGTCTAATGGTAGGGTAGGTGTAAATACTACTAATCCAGAAGCTAAAATGCATATCGTAGGAACCAATGAGGCTTTTGGTAGTTGGGGTTATGCAACTTTATTATTAGAAAACGCTTCAAACTATCCAGCTATAGTTTTTAGACAAAGTGGTGTTGGTACAATAGTTAGGCAAGATAATAACGGTAATCTTCAAATAGCAAATGGAAGCACTACTGGTTCTTTTACTGAAAGATTTAGAGTAGATACAAGTGGTAATGTTTTAGCTACAAGCGGATATTTAAGAAGTACTAACGGATATACTACTGACGGAAACGCTAAACATTATGTATGGCGTTTAGATAATACTGCTTCTTCTAGTGGTTGGATGAAAATAGCTAGAGTTATTGCTGGTCAGTCTACTAGAGTTAGATTTGAACTTATAGGTCACGAATCTTATGGCGGTGGTCAAGATGGAGGTAGGACTATTATTATTGCACAGATAAATAATAATAATGATTTACAAGGTAGCTGGTACACAGAAGGAGGTTATGGTAATGGTATAAGAAGCGTAAATTTTGAAGATTTAGGTTCTGGAGATTTTAACGTAAATATAGAATATGGACCATACGCTGAATACGCAATAGATGCTATTATTTCTGACGGTGTTATATTAACTTACGATACTTCTACAACTACAAAAACGGCTAATGTTTCTCAAGTTTATAATATGCGTTCTCAAACGCATTTTCATAGTAACGTAGGAATAAACACTACTTCTCCAGTAGTTCCTCTCCATATTGGTAATGGAACAAATCAACAACAATGGATAACTAATCAAGGTTACGCTGGTTGGTATTCTGGACTAAAATTAGCTAGGGGTAGTGGGAATTGGTCTAATACAGCTAACAATAATTTTGGATTTACGGTTACTGATACTGGTTTAGAATTTTGCAAATTTACTACACTAAATGACGCATCTAGAACTACAATAGGTCTGTTTAATGCTTCTGGAGATTTCCACGCAGACGGAGACGTTATAGCATATTCTACTACTATTTCAGATAAACGTTTAAAAGACGAAGTAGAAACTATTGATAACGCATTAGATAAGGTTAAGTCTATGCGAGGTGTTTCTTATGTTTGGAATAACGGAAGTCGTAAAGGGCAGAAAGATTTAGGACTTATTGCTCAAGAAGTAGAGGAGGTACTACCAGAATTAGTACGTGAAAAGGAAATGCCTCTAATAGATGATAGCGGTGAAAAATACAAAACCGTTGATTACGAAAAGATGGTAGGTGTACTTATCGAAGCAATAAAAGAACAACAAGAACAGATTGACGAATTAAAAAGAAGATTAGATGAGCGTTCCTAGTACTGGTGAAATTTCGATGATTGGATTATCTAGAGAGAAGAAGTACGATAATTACAATTCTACTTCTGCTGTTACTGGTCCTATATCTTTATACGACTTGTTTATAGGTGGCAATGCTCACGGTTCTGGAGAAAGTTGGGATACTACAAATACATTATCAACGGACTATCCAAAGCCAGTTACTGAATCGGAGTTTATACAAGGAACTGATATGCCTATGAATATGTCTGAATGGAGAGATTATGACCACGACATTGGAGACTCTTGTCAAAACTACTACTCTATTAGTTTGCATCTAGAATTGATTTACGCTAATAAATGTGAACAAACAAAACCAGCTTTAAGTCTTTATGTAGATTCCGCTTATTGGGATACTGCTACAAAACTATTAAGAGATAGCGGTAATGGTAACTGTATTAATGCTAATTCTGGTTGGTATTATTGTCCAAGTGGATGCTCTTATGCTGGAGCTACAAAAGAAGTAAGATATTTTAACGGAAGTACATTAGGAACTCCAGAAGGATGTTAATATGACAAAAATAGAACAAATATTTTATGGTTGGGCAAAGTATTCTTTTAAATACTTAGGCTACAAACCAGACAAAGAAACTGCTGACCTTGCACAAAAAAGACTTATAATTTGTGATGACTGCGAAAAAAGAATAGACAACAAATGCAAGGTTTGCGGATGCAATTTAGCAGCAAAAACATTAGTTAAAGAATCGGAATGTCCAATTAAAAAATGGTAAATATGAATACTTACAAATGGCGAATTAACGCACTAGACTGTCACGTTTCAAAGAACGAACTAGAAAACGTGGTTTATACAATTCATTGGTCTTACGTAGGCGAAGATGAGAATGGTAACGTAGCCTCTATGATAGGCACAGAATCTGTAGGAGAGCCTTCTGCTGATTCTTTTACTGCTTTTGATAGCTTAACTCAAGAGATGGTAGAAG